AGCCCGCCACCATAAGCACAGCCACTACTTTTGGGTGGCCTACCGAGCGGAATTCGCCACGCCCACCTAGCCGAAGCATAGAATGCCCGCTAGGAGGTGGGTTCTATGTGCTCGCACTACCAGTCGCTGAAGAAGGCCGACTATCTCCGCAGGCGCTTTCCGCACATCAAGCTCCCAGACGAGGGGTGGAAGTGGGACATGTGGCCGAAATATCCCGGGCTTTTCGTCCGGAAGCCGCCCGAACTGGAGTCGGGTGACGATGCCGTCCCGCCCCTTGAGGCGGTCGTCGGGCGGTGGGGTCTGGTGTCGGGGATGACGAAGCCGGACGGCCTACCGAAGGCGCTGAAGCTCTCCACGTTCAACGCTCGCAGCGAAGGCGCCGCTCGGTCGTTCACCTTCGGCCATGCCTGGCGGAAGGGGCAAAGGTGCCTGATCCCGGCCGAGTGCTTCTTTGAGCCGGACTGGCGGTCGGGCAAGGCCGTGGCCACCAAATTCGTCAGGGCCGATGGGGAGCCGATGATGATCGCGGGGCTGTGGGATCGCTACAGGGACGCATCCGGATCTTGGCAAGAGAGCTACACGATGCTGACGATCAATGCTGATCAGCACCCTCTCCTACGTGACTATCACCGGCCGGGGGACGAAAAGCGCATGGTGGTGGTGCTGCCGGAGGGCGTCTATCAAGAATGGCTGGACGCCCGGGCTGAGGCAACCCGGGACTTCCTGTTGCAGTATCCAGCAGAGAAATTGGTAGCTATGCCTGCCGAGCTCTGAGTCGGCGTTGGAAAACCCTCAAGAGGAAATCCACTCAGCAATTCAGGAGGATCCATCCGTCACATTGAGGAGCTGCTATGGATTTCGATTGGCAACAGATTGCTGGGGCGACAGAAGCTTTGTACCGGCCTGTAAACTCTTCGACTGGCTTCAAAGCCGTAGCAATCCAGTGTTACGCGAAGCGTTAAGGAGGACACCCGTGAGGCATGACTGCGCAGACAAGCTAATGCAACGTAAACATGGCGAGGGAATCAGCGCTGTAACAGACCTCTCAGAAGGCAGCGCAAGTCTCCCCGTAACCGTCAAGAAAGGCGACACCCTCCACTTGCGGACGGCTGCACCTCCACACTATGGCATAACCGCCCGCGCGATCTCGGTCAGCGGCGAAAAGATCATGGCGCGAATCATTGGCTTCGAGGGGTATGCAGGCGAAGCATTCGACGGCATGGCGCATGACGATGAGATCGAGCTAGACCCGAGTTATGTAATCGGCGTCATGCCATAGTTTTCCTCGCGAGCATCGCGGACTTCGCCTCCTTTCCCCCTTCGTTGACCCGAAGAAAGGATGGGAGACAACCGACAGCAAGAGCGGCGTGCCCTTGCAGCCCGACCGATTTGGGCCGACTGCTTATCATCGAACTGAACTGGTGGGAACGATGGAGATCCGAATCGTCAGAACTGAAGAAGAAGCGAAATACGCTGCATATCGCTGGGCTGCCAGGGAGGGGGCGGACCCCGCGCAAATGGGGGCCTACGGGGCAAATATCGTTAAGGAACAGCCTCTGACAGAAGACTTTTTTATCGATTCACTCCGGCATTTCCATGGGGTCACAAGCCGCGGACGACACCAATGGAAGGAGGGTGCGCAAGAAATGTGGAGGCGTCACGCCGAATGGTCCATCGAAACAGTGAAGCACCTCGCAGTACTTAACGCTGGCGGAGTAGCCGGCTGTGCTGCATTGCTAGCGACTACTCGCCCCCTTAACGAGCCTGCCTTGCGCCTCGGGGTCGTCATTTTTAGCCTCGGACTCATTTGCGCCGTGCTGACGTTTTGGCTCGGAGCGTACGCGTACTCGAAGAGAGCCAGGGAACACGACGAGCGAGCGGCGGAATGTGCACGGGCAACAAATTGGGACGAATACGTCGAGGCTTGCCGAAAATACGAAGACCCGGGGAAGAAGTGGACTGATACTGCAATCTTTACTGGCTGGACCTCCGCGGGGACCTCTCTGCTGGGTGCCTTCGCGATAGTTGTGTCCGTATGGTCGGTTCCCGCGCCACCCGCTTCCTTAGTTCAACCCTCAGACCCACCACAGACTATTCGGTAATCGACTCGTAGGCCCGCTCACAGGCAAAACCGGCTACTCGCGCTCGATCAGCCGCAGCCGCGTACGATTCCGCCAGGCCATCAAGTTCTCCAAGCAGCTCGGCAAGCACTCCGATGGGATCTCCGGCTGCCTCGCCTGAGGCGGTAGAGCCGGGATCCGAGGGGCAACGGTGACGGGCAGCGTAGTCGGCGACGGCGCTGCGCACCCGGCTGTCAGCAGCAGCACGTTCACGGCGCAGAGCAGCATCCAGTTCCTTTTGAGCATCTTGCATGACCCTCTCAATTGCGGCTTGACGGCGTTGCTCCTCGGCTCGAGCAGCGGCTTCCGCGTGTCTGGCAGCCTCCGCGAGCTCCGCCCTTTCCTGCGCCCAGGCTCGCTCCATCCCGGCTATCCGGGCCTCGTAGCGCCAGCCCTGCGCGACCCAGACGGCCAGAGCGGCGACCGCAGCCGCCGCCCCGTATCTGAGCCAGGCGGGCATCACGACACTCCCTGCAGGCAGAGTTCGCGCTCAGCTTCGCGCCGCTTGGTCAGCCCAGGAAGCGGCGTGAGCACACCGGCGATGCGAGCCTTGTTCCAGCGTGGGAGCTGGTGGCAGGCTCCCTCGAGGTCACCAGCGCGGAGCATCCGTGCTGCAGTGGAGTCGGCGGGACTGCAGACGATGGTGGGCCCGAGGTTGTAGACAGCGTCCGCGAAAGCCGCCAGTACCGGCGTGGGCAGCCCAGGCACGCACCGCTCTACCTGATCAACCGCCCGAAGCATCTCCTCCGTCAGCAGCTTGTGGCACTCGGCTGTGTCTTTGTATTCGCCCATCTTCACGCCCCGTGTGTACCCGAAGCAGATAGTCGGGATTCCCACCGGATCACGGTAGGCCCAGTTGCGCAGCCCCTCTGCGGGGGCAGCGATAGCGACGGCCAAGGCTGCGGCAGCGGCTTTTCTCTGTGCGGGGGTCATACTTCACACCGCTCCTTCAGTGCAGCCAGGCGTTCCTCGTGCTCTCGCCTCTCCCGGCGATCCCGCCGCGCCATGAAGTAAATCTGTGCCACCAGGCCGAACACGGCCACCGAACAGGTGATGATCGCCGTCCAGTTCCACCCTGCCATGGTCGCCAGGATGCTCGACGCGCTGGCTCCGTAGACCGTGGCGGAAGATGTCTTGATGGCGAGTGCATCCGCAGCCGCAGATGTCTGGACGTCATAGGACATATGGACTCCTGTGGACGAAAAAAGCCCTCGCAAGATCGCCGTTAAAGGGTCAACAGCCACGGCTCGATGATCGCGCTCAGCATGTCGTGGCCCGCCTCATTCGGGTGGAGGAAGTAAGGTGGTGAATCGCGGAAATATGCTTCGCCGTTGGTGGGGTTGTACGGACGCAGCTGCGTCATGCGCAGGATGTCGAGGCATGGGATGGCGTAGTACTCGCACACCCTCTTGGAAGCATCAGCGTAGTCCCACAAAGTGCCATATCCAGGGCTTGGGTTGTCACGCATGTGGTAGTTGGGCGGAAGCGTGATCCAGGCGATGGTCTTGGTCGGGTACTTGTTGACCAGCCCTTCGGCCAAGATTTTGGCCGCGCCATAGTAGGTCGTGTTGCTGGTGTCGCTCCACGTGCCCAGCGGAACCTGCCCGACGTCATTGGTCTCCGGCATGTTGACGATGATGAGATCCGCGTCATCGTCCATTTCAGCGTACCGGATACACATGGCGTTGTCGTCCCACGGAGCAGCCCGGACGCCCACTGCCGTGCCACCTACGCCATAGTTCCGAGCAACCGCAAACCCGAGCCTGACAAAGCTCTTACGCCACCACGAGTTCGTGTCCTCCGTGATGCTGTTGCCGATGATGTTGACCTTCTTCCCGAGCCAGCGCGCACTCGAACCGCCGCCTACGCCGAGAATCGTCTCGTCAAACTCGTAGCGGTGATACGGGTCGGGAAGGGATGGCGGGGTATCGCCCTCGACAAGCGTGAAAGTGTTGCGCACAACATTGCGAACCGATGTGCGCACCCATGCCGCACCTTCGGGCGGTGTCCACGTCAGGACGCCAGCGGGAAGGCCACTTATGAAGTTGCGGTTGGCGTCGTAGAAGGCTAGGCGGTTTCCCTCTGGGTAGACCGAGTAGGTCTTGGATGGGTCAATGGGGATCCAGTGGCTTACGCTATTGTTGGCGTCTGCCACGAGATTCCCGTTGTTGTTGTTTATGTAGTACCCCTCCAGGTTGCCAATGTCGGTCGAATCGTACTGGTTCAACGAAACCCGCGTCAGGAAGGGCAGGGACCGCTGAGGTATCAGCAACCCGGAGATCAGTTTGTTCTCCGCATCAAACAGCGTCGGCTGGACGTCCTGCTTGGTAAGCACAATGTCCTTGACAATGCTCCCTTCCTGATAGGGTACGTAGGTAGACGGGAACTTAGCACCCTCCGTCAGCATGACCCCATCAATGACTGTCGTAACGCAGTCGAAGCGAACCGTTGCCGCATTCTCCGGCGTAGTGAACCCAGTTTGATTCGACCCGCCGCTTAGGTACTGCCCCTGGGCGTCGTAAGCGGCCCAGTTCCCCGCGTTACTAAGCCGGTATGCGGTATCAGGCTTGACTGGAATGAAGTCCGATGCCGAGTACGCAGCGCCGTTGTATAGCGCCCCCGTAGCCCCATTCACCCTGTACCCACTGACGGCCTTCGTCTTATCGAAGAGGTTCGCCGTCGCTGGGCCGCGCTCAATCATCGCGCCGAATTCGTCTCTGACCCCTTCGATATCATCTTTGGTAGCCGGTTGAATCGCCGACTTAGCCCACGCTTCGTCAGTCAGGGACCAAACGTAATACCCGTTGTTCTCAGGGTCTGGGTCATCCCAAACGACAGCAGGCACGCCGTCGTCTTCAGGCTCAATCGCATCCAATTCCGCGAGCGAGTTTTTGTAGATAACCTTGTCGCTCTGCATGGCAAGTTCGGCAGCCGCCTCCGCCCTATCCGCCTCTTGCTCTGCGCGGTCGGCTTGCTCGGTCGCGGCCTCGATAGCCTCTGCCGCCGCTTCCGCTATCTGCTCGGTGTCTACGCCGATCTTCACGTAGCGCCAGTCAATGGCTGGATTGATCGACGTGATACGGTAGTAGTCTGGATGCGCATGGAAGTGGACATACCCATTCTCATCGGCGGTGACGAAGCCAGTCGGCCACGGCTGCGTACCCTCTGGATCTTTGTACACCGCAGCCAACGCACCTGTAGTCTCACTTCGGATCTGCACGACGGCCCCGGGTCGGACGTTCCCCTTTTCATCGACGATGGTGGTCTGCCAGCGATCGAGCATCTTTCTTCACCCAATAAAAAAGCCGCTTAGGAAGCGGCTTGGAAAGGTTCGGCTATGTCTTTCAATTGGTCGAACAACTGTCGACCGTGCGGCTCTGGATCGTTCGGATCTGCCGTGAAAGGAATCCATCCAAACTTCGGGTGCTCAATCTCCACGTCGATCGAGCCACGGCTGTTGTAGCGAGCATTACGTGTGTTCATGCGATCCTCAAGAACAAGGTGATCGTCCCAACTCCGCCGGTCCCACCTGACGATTGGGCCATGCCAAGGCACCTCCACGTCCCGGCAATCGATACCGGAGTCAGCAGTCCAGATGGTCCAATCAACGAGCTGGTTACATCGTCATAGACGATTCCGGATGGATTCAGCGTCGATCCTGCGACCGTGTCGCCAAACTCCACAGAGACTTCGCTCCCGGTGTAAAGGAACAGCCCCATCGTTCCCACACCACCCGCAGGGCGATCAAACCAAATCCACGCCTCGACGTCCTCGACATCGAACTTGTCGGCAGTGATACTCCCGCTTTCGTAGGCGGCGTTCTTGATCCGCGGCGCACCAGGGTCGCCGTTTGCAATGGCAATCGGGTTGTCGCGCAGGGCGAGACCGTCTACGGCCCGAATCGGCTTGTTCGGCTCTAGCGCCGAGTCAGGTATGTCAGTCCAGCTCATCAAACCCACCTATATCCGTCATTACCATTCACTTTCCCGTCCTCGTCTGCCCACCAAGCGCCGGTTAACCTTTCCTCCGGCGTGGCGTCTTCATAATCCGGGGAATCAACCGCCATCCAGCGGCCGAACCGAAGGTCAGGCCCGTACTCGTAGACCTCGAGGCGGTACTCGACGGTGTGCCCCGGCTCCGTTTCCTCCGCGCTGAGGATCTGATAGCGGGTTTGGACAGGAGCGCCGGAGAAATCGACCACGCTACGGTGGGTCACATCGACAACGTCGCCGGTCCAGAAATGCCGGTCCTTCGCGTCCAGCGCCAGCGTCAGGCTGCGCGGGTTGTTCCGGTACCGGTTCAGAAGCCGCACGCTTAAGTTGACGGCCTGGGCCTCGGAAGAAATCCAGCGGCTGAATATCTTGCGAATCCGCTGCTCACCGTACTGCGCCGGAGATTCGGCCTCGAGGTCGGCGCGCACCCTAAGCCGGCGGTAGTTCGACTCCTTGTCGAGCTTTTCTGTTGGGTTGCGCTGCCCCCAGAACACCCACACCTGGCTTACCCGCGCCTGGGGATCCTGCGCGACCGCAGCGCTGCCGCCGATGATGTGGCGGTCATCATCGATCTGCGGCACGTCCTCAAAGATCGGTGGCTTGAGGGCCGCAAGTCGGATAAGCTGGGCGCGTTCATCCCACCAGATGTAGAACAGAGCCTGCTCGGTGATCTCCGACAACAAGTCATCGACTCCGGTTGGCTCCGTTACAAGACCGGTCATTTCGAACGGCAATAGCCAAAGGCTCGCCTCAGCTTCCCAGTCCTCCAGCGGGATCCACTCTTGCGGTACGTCCCCATACTCAGTCAACCATTCGTAGGCAAGTATGTCCGGCCGCACGCGCGTATACCGCAGGCACAGCTGCACGCGATCTCCGGCGTCGTGGCTACCGAGCTCCGAGCCGTCTGTCGCCCGCGTGATTCCGGTCAGCTGAATCTCCGATGGGCTGATCGTGGTCACCCCGGTGTAGGTCATCAACTCGTCGTTGACGCGCACCGTGCCCGGAGCGGGATACTCCGACGCTTCCGCACCAGTAATCCTTAGGGCGGTGATTTCCTCGTCATCGGCGTAGTCCTGCAAGAGCTCGCCTCGGCTCGGCCTGGGGGCCTGCGCCTTGTCGTTGTCGGCAAGTTTCAGGACGTCCTTTGCCGTGATCGTGACCCGTCCCTGGTTCGGCCCGTCGATCTTGTCGATCAGGTAAGTGCGGGTCACCATGTCGGCCAACGCCTGGCCCTGATATCCCTCGCGGATACGGATAACCCGGTTGTTGTAGTAGGGATTCCGCGCCAGCCATTTTGACCAGAACGTACCGCGCTGCATGGGGTCATGCCCACGCTCTGCAACGTAGGGGTCAACGACGTGATCCGAGTGCGGGTGGTCGTTGAATACCACGCGCACGCTGGCCCGCGTTCCAAGTGGGCCCTTGTTGGAGTCGCCCCCGCCTGGGTTAATCACCGTCGGCGCAGTGGAAACAGACGCCACACTCGGGATGCAGTAGACCTCTTCAGGAATCCTTTCGCCAGGCTTGCAGAAGTGCAGCGTCTTGACTATTGGCGAATAGTTTTCAGGGTCCTGGCAGGTGCGCCGAGTGTTGTAGCACTTCGCCTCCCCTGTTATCCCGAGCTGCGCGGCGCATGGCGCGGTGCCGTATCGGTGCTCGCAGAAGTCCTGGTCGATCTCAATGACGGTGACCGGCTCGCGACCTTCCGTAAACTCGTTCATCCGATCGCCTCGACAGAGAACCCGACCGACATGAAGTCTCGCCGCCCCTGGTTCGTCGGCTGGATATCCTCGTTGCACCAGCCATACAAGACTTCGTCAGGAAAGCGCAGCGGATTCCACGCTATGAAAAACGGATAGCGGCGAGCGGCCTCGACAAACGGGTCGAACCAGTCCCGGTACCACCTAGCGGTGAGATTGCTCCAGTCGAACGACGTGGCAAGACCCTGCCGGATGATCGAGCGGCCCAAGAACTGGCCACTCTCCGATCGATTCGGGAGGATTTCCGTCCTGCGAGAGAGCGTCCCGGGGGAATGGCCACCGTACATGCCGCGCTGCATCTCCAGCACCCGTCCGATGTAAGCGACCCCGATGAATCCGACCGCCTCTGTCAGCGTGATTCGCCAGTACCGGGCGGTGATCGGCTCGAACAACAACATCACGGGCTTGTCGTCTGCTGGCTGTACGGCTTCCACCGTAGACCAGCTGGAACCGTCGTCGCTGTACTGCACGGCAAAGACAGCTCCGACCGATCCCAGGTTGTGGGCAGCTAGGCCAAAGTAGTCGCACTCCACGGGCTTGCCAGCATCGAACACCACCCAGGCTGGAACTGCTGTCGGGCGCCATTTTTCGTAGGTGAGCCCATTCCCGAGGGCTGAGGCCGGCCACAAATCCTCCTCGCTGCTCGCGGTGATAACCGCGCCGCGGGTTAGCGTCTGGTAGCCGATCCGCGCGTGATTCAGCGGGTACCCGCGCCCGTCGACAATGGCCGACTGCTCGACAAGTGATGGGCTGACGACGATGACGCTCATGTCACCCTCAGACGTGCGCCGTCGCCGACGGCCTCATTGATCTTCGATATGAGTTCGACGATTTGTTTGCGCCCGTAACTCTCGCCCTCAAGGTTGATCGTAATGACAGGAGCGGTGGGTGCCGCAGGCTGAGCCGGACTTGGAGCCGCGGAGTTGCCGCCCACCGAGGCCGAAGCGCCGCCGGCCAAGCTCCCGCTTGACGACAGCGCCCCGGCAGCCTGCGCAAGGCCGGTTGCAGCAATGATGCCCACGTTCACTGCGCCCCAGGCACCGATCTTCGCGGCCATGGCTGAACCGGCAATCGGGCCGAGTTCCGCTAGGGCCCGCATTTGCGCAGCTGCCGTTGATTGGATCGTCTGGGCGATCATGAGTGCTTTATTCAGGGCGATAGCAGCCAAGGCGGCAGCCTTTGACTTCCCGGCGAACTGATCGAGCAGAGCCACCCCATTCTGGACAACCGACGCCCGCATGGAATTCTCATAGTCCGCCCAGTACTTGACGTACTTCTGGCGCTCTTCCAGAGCCCGACGCTGAATCTCCGTTAGCGTCTGTTGGTGCTTTTCTTCCAGGTCCCTCTGGTAAAGCTTCCGTTCCTCGTCCGAGATTCGCTCCGCCTCATAGAGCTCATTCAGTATCTGCATGCGCTCTTGATGTGCTTTGATCTCAAGCTCCGTCTCCGAGGCCAGATACCTATCCAACTCGGCAAGCTTCTCTTCGTTCAGCTTGCGCATCCGATCCAGCTGGATTTCCCCGAGCAGCTCGATCGCCTCCGCCGCCCTGGGATCGGACCCGAAGAGCTGGCGCAGGTCGTACATTTCGGCCTGATCCTCAGTCATGCCGAGCTTGGCAACGGTCTCCCGAAGCTCCTCGAGCTTCTGCTTCAGCTCATCGGCCTTTTTGCTTGCCGTGGAAAGTCCTGAACCTCCACGGTTTCCAACCCCCTCCAGGGTTTTGGTCAGATCCAGGGCCCGATTTCTCGCATCTTCGAAGAATTGCCGGACCTTGGGTGTCACAAGCTCAAAGTCCGTCGAATTCATCAGCGCTTGCCACGCCTCGTTGAACGCCTCACCGGCACGGGCGGCCGCGTTGTTTACCCCGCGAACAAAATCCGACTCCAGAGTCTGGGGGATGCGGAACTCGATATTGACACCAGGAATCTTATTGATCGCAGAGATCAGCAAGTTGATCTTGCTGGTGAGGAAGTCGATCGTGCCGCCGATGTGTTTCACCATGGCGGCAGCGACGTTCGCCTGCACGACACCGATAGCCGCAATCGCCGTGCGCATCCCCTGTATGACGGGGTTCAGGCGCTGGAAGACGTCGATAACCTGCGCGGCGCCAACCGCAATGCCACGCATCGCTTCAAACGTCCACTCGCCGAACTTGCGGGCGTCTATCGCGCCGGTCTGGAACTTGTCGGCAAGCTCTGCAATGACCGGCGCGACAGAAACGGCAATTTGGTTCTTGATGCCCTCCAGCACAGCCGAGAACCGCAGGAAGATGTTGCGAACCTCGACGAGCTTGGCACGGTCTGCATCAGACAACACCGCTCCGGCCCGCTGCGCCTCGTCACCGAACTTGCGCAGCGCCGCACCACCGTCCCGCAGCAGCGGAATCAAGGCTGTTGCATCGTTGGCCAAGGCCTCCATGTAGAAAGTCATGTCGGCCTGGCTCGCCCCTGCTTTCTGAAGCGAGTCGTAGTAAAGCTGCAGAGCCTGTGGGCCGGACAGGTTCCGGAAAGCCTCCGCGGTGACGTTGACCTTCGGTGCGATGTTCTCGAAGAAATCCGCCATCGCCCCGCCGCCAGTGGCCCGGAAATCCCCGATCTTGTCATTCACATCCTTGAGGATGTCGGCGACTTTCTCCTGCTCGAGCCCGACGGTCTTGGCTGCGTATGCAAACCGCTGGAACTCCTCGGCGGACGCATTGGCGAGGCGACTCAGGTTCTGGATCTTTGCCGCGCCATCTGCAGCGGACCGGGTGAACGACACCAACGCGGCACCTGCCGCAGTGATCGCCGCTGCCGCCGCGGCGAACCCGGCCACGGCAATCGACGCCGCAGATTTCGCCGCGGACCCAAACGACGCCAGCGACGACCGAGCGTTGGCCAGGCCAGATTTCAGAGCCTCCTGATCAACGCCGATTCGGACGTACAGGGAGCCAATCTGGCTACCGAACCCTTCTGCCATGTTTCATCATCCGTTCGAGGCGTTCCACATCGTCCTGGGTCAGGGAACCCGCGTAATCCCGGGTCTTGTCCCTCGGCCGCTTGATCTCGTGGATTCGCCACCACTCCTGGGGGCTTAGCGCCCAGAACTCGCTAGGCGCCATGCCCCAACTGCACACCGCGATGTCGTAAAAGACGCCCCAATCGACCTCGGTTACTTGGCCTTCTTGGGGCTGGGCGCGTTTCCCTGCTTGGGCGCCGGGAATGCAGCGATCACGATGGCCTGAGCCATGCTTACAATCGCCGCTCGATCACCGTGGATCAGCTCCTGGTAGACCTCCTCTGCGCTCACAAGGGCCCCTGCACTCTGCAAGAACACCGACACAGCAGTCGCCACGTGTGAAAGCTTGGGAGAGCCTTCGGTAAGGCTGCGCGCCAGGTCGGTGAGCGAAACGGCCTGCTCGACGCGGTTGAGCAGCGCCATCGTGGGTTTGACCCGGTAGACCTGCCCTCTCCAGCCGATCTCAACTTCAGTAAACACGGCCGTCATCAGCTAGCCTCCGGCGTGAAGGTCCACTTGCCGCTCGACTGCACCGTCGCGGAGAACGTGACCGCCTCGTTGTACGGTGCGCCGAGCTCGAGGCTCCCGAGGAAAAAGTCGCAGGTGATCGACCCCAATCCGGGAATCACCAGCGTGTACTGCTCCAGGAAATTGGTGGTATCGGGGTCGAGCGCCTGAAGCGCGATGTCGTCCTGCCGCAAGATGCCTTCGATGGCCAGGTCTATCGAACGGCTCGCGGGGACAGTGAGTAACTTGCGGAAGGCGCCGTCGCAATCCTGGGTCACGTCGATGGCTTCGCCGCCGATCGTGATGGTCTTCGTCCGTGCGCAGATGCGCGGGCTCGAGTCGTCCGGGCCTGCGTAGAACGCGACGTCGCGGCCAGGTATTTCCAGCAAATCAGCCATGTTGGCCTCCTAGTGAGTTGTGATGAGACGGAACCGGATCACGCCGTGCCGGGTCATGCCGTCGGGGTCGAGAAACGTTTCTTGATACTCGGCCTGGCACAACACCGTATGGGCCCCGGTAACCGTGAGTCGGTAGTTGTGCAGGCCGTCGTAAATCGCCTGAAGGATTCGCTTGGCCTCAAGGCGCCCGGCGTAGCGACTCCAGGCATGGATAGTGAGCGTAGACTCCGCGCCAAGCTTCACGTCGTCGTCCCAAGGCACCTGCGTATCGTCACCAATGACCACGTAGGGGAACTCGGTGTTCTGCGGAACGTTGTCGTACACCCTTGCGCCGACAAGTGCCTGCAACGGGTCGAGCGCCAACAACCGCTGATAGACGGCGGTCTGGATCTCTAAGCCTTTCACTTTGGCCTCTTACTTACCGCAATCTTTGCCGCGGCTCGAGCGTTCATCTCGGCCAGTCGCTTTCGCCAACCAGGGCGGGCCGCTTCAAGGGCAGGCACCATGAAAGGCCTCGCGGCCATGCGTTGCGTGCCAAGCTCCAGGTGCTTGCCATACTCCAAGTCCGTTCCGACGTCCGCCATGAGCCCATACGCCGCCACACGGATACTTCCGGCCAACCGCCCGGTGTCTGTGTTTGGCGGTAACCCAGGCGGCGAGGCAACATGAGTGCGCCGCGGGTTGTACTTCTCGTAAGTTCGGCCACCAGGAGACTTTTTCTGGATCGACCGCACGGCGTTGGAGCGCACGATCTGGGAGGTCAGGCGGACGGCAGCAATCAACTCGGATTGCATCTCCTCGCCGTACCGACGCAGATTCTTTTCGAGCTCTTCTGCGCCTAGAACCTGGACTTGCAGCGCCATCAGACCGCCACTCCTTCCTCAACGGTCAGTTCCAGCCAGCGGTGACGCTCTTCGATGTCCACCACTCCCCGGATCTGGTAAGCCTTCCCCTTGTAGAGAACCCTCATATCGGGCCTGGGAATGGGGCTGTAGCGCGCATACACCCGGTGCAGGACTCCTGCCTGTAGCTGCATGGCCTGCAAACGCTCATATACGCTGCCGTGCTTCCATTTGGTGCGGCCACGCCAGACAGTCACCCATGTCTTGGTCTGCCCGCCGGCACCATCCGAGGTCAGCTGCTCCTCCTGGATCTCGATCGGCACGCGCAAATCCCCCGGCGTGATGTCGCAGCAGGCAACCATCACAGCCCCCCGACGAACCGGCGGCGCGGCCAGAGCAACGCCTTAGCTCCGGACTTGGTGATGGCGTCCGATGCGTCACATTCCCCACGGTGGTCGTAGAGGTAGGCGGCGATCAGCTTAACGGCTTCCTTCGCCCAGGCCGGGGCCTGGTCATACCCGGCCTGGTACTCGATCACCAAAGGCGTCCCAGGCCCGGTCAATTCCACGCGCCCGGTCTGCAAATGAGCGGTCCACGAGTCAGCGGACACCGAATCCACCGAGACAACTGGCCAGCGCGGAAGAGTCACCCACCAGGCGCCGAGTGCAGCGATTGGCGCCAAGCCTCCGTACGGAACGTTGCGCTCGGGATATCGATCCCACTTGGCCGTCCAGCTACGCTGCACGACCTCGACGTTGGTGAAGTCAATCACCGCCTGCGTGGCAGCCAAAAGCAGCCCCTCGAGCATCGCCTCCTGTGGAGCCCCCGATGCGTCGTCGTCGATCAATCCGAGGTAGACCGCAAGCTCCACCGCGGACACGGGCGACGCCAAGTCGTCGTCCGTCCACGAGGCGACGACGTTAGGCCTTGTCTGCTGATTTCCGCTTACCGGCACGAACATGCTTCACCTCGGGCTCAACCACCTTCACTTCGCGCACAAACCCTCGGCGGATGTATTCCGGCTTTGGGTCCGGGTGCTCCTCGCCTCGCCGGTAGCGCGTCGTTCCATCCGCAAAGGTCATCGTATTGATGTACTTGCGCATCAGAACCACTCCGCTGCAAGCCAAGTCCCGGCGATGTGGAAGATCTTCCGCCCCTCGTCACACAGGTCATTCAGCGTCTGGGTGACCTCCACCACGGGCAGGCAGTTGTCATCGTGGAAGATGATGACGCCGCCCGGGCGGATCACCCTCCGCGCCAGCGTGTAGTCATTCATCAGCCCCTGCCGTGAGTGGTCGGCGTCGATGAAGACGGCGTCGGCCTGCGGCAGGTCTTCGGCGGTCAGGTCAAAACTTCCGCGCTCGCGCACGATCAGCTCGAACCTCGGGTCATGGGCGGCCAAGTGCCCGGGCTTTGCCGGGACCTCCCTACGCTGCACGGGCATGATCGTTTGGTAGCCCGGCGTGACGTCGATCCCGATATACCGCTCCACGGTCTCGATGTTCCGCAGCACCGCCGCTGGCGTCCTGCCCTCGTTCACGCCGAACTCGATCACGACCTTGGCCGACACCGACTCAATCAGGTGCAGCAGGGCTTCGAGCTCTCCGGGGTTGAAGAATCTTGCCGGGAGCCCCGATGTATCGTAGATGCGCGGGCGGATCTCGATCGACGGACGATTACGCGCAATGGTCGGCAACGAACTGCGTAATGCGCGCCCTGGCCGAGGGGAGATCGATGTGTTTGTCACAATCATGTTTGTGGGAAAAGCAATTACAAGGTTTGATCGGATCGATCCCCAGGTACGGAGCAAACCGCGCCCCGGCGCTGAAAGACGACGAGTTCTCGTAACCGCCGAACACGCACACCACGGGCGTCTCGGTGGCTTGAGCCAAGATCACCGCGAACCCCGGCGAGCAGTACACCAGCGCCGCCCGGGCAAACAACGCGGCCAGCACTTCGAATTCGAGCTCGCCGCGGTGGTACTCCACGTCCGCATCGACAGGGCGCCCGACCATCCATTCCTTGCCAGGCTCGAGGTCGGCGATACTCACCACAAAGAACCTCTCCCGAACCTCATCGAACAGCGCCTTGTACGCGTCATGATCCGGGTTCCTGGCCGGACAGCCGCCCCACTCCGTGCGCTCGACTAGAGGTCGGCAGATCATGATCGGCTTGTCCGTGCCCCAGGAATGAATCAGTGCGTCTGCCCGCTGCGCCCACTCCGGCGGGATCGGCAGCCGGAAGTCGCCCACAGGCACCCCGCAGGATGCCGACATCGCCGCTAGCACCGAGCTGTGCGCTCGGACGGCCTCCGGCCTGTACCAAACCCTCATCCGGCGATGCATGATGCGCGGCGCAGTCTCATAGCGGTCGGATTCCCGCCGCACGTTTTTCGCCTGAGTCCGCAGCCTCGTCACGGGCTTGACCAGGTGCAGCCCTGTCATGTCGTGATAGACGCTCGGCCACGGCGTCTCGAGCCAGACGTCCCATGACTGCATCAACTGTCGGATGACAGCACGTTGATGGAGGCAGTCCCCCATCCCCTGCATGCCCTGGACAAAGAGTCTTCGAGCGAAAGACGATCGAAGCATGTCAGCGCGGACCTCCGGCTGCTGTTGATAATCTGGCCACGGGGAAGCTTTTCGAACTGCTTAATCCACTCCCGACACTTCGCGGGTGTCGGGTTGTTGCCGTTCGGGTGATCGCCATGCCAGTGTGTGCCGTGCTCCACCGAGCAGTCGTAGCCAAGCAGGATCACGCGATGGGCGCCTTGCCACAGCGCAAACTGCACCGCCCGCAGGCCACTGTTCCAGTAGCCCACAGCGGGGTGGTAGTTCAGGCGATACCACCGAGCGGCTCCCTTGTTGCAGGTCCATCGCTCAGCGGGGATGTCGATCTCCCGGATATGCTGGCTCCACCAGTCCGAATCACCTGCATAGATGACCTGGGCAAATGGCGCCAACTGCCAGGAGTTATTGACTGCGATGGCCGGAAGCCCCGAGGCCTCGACCAGATCGCAGTCAGCCTTAGTCAGGGAGGGGCCGCTTGCAATGCAAACGACCGTCTCCCAATTAGGTCGCGGGCTCAAAGGTGCCCTTCACCAAAGCAAGAGGCAGCTCGATGCCGAAGCCGAGCCGCTCTTCGCCCAGAATCGCCACGCCGTTCTGGACAAACAGGTTGGCGTGGTGCTCGGACAGGCGAACCGAGTAGCCTTCGCGCTGGTACAGCGTCGCGGCTAGCGTAAAGTCGCCCATGATGAAGTCGTGATCCTGGATCGCGTTGCTCACGACCACCGGGACACGCCACAGGCGGGGCGTGCCGCCTTCCTGCACCGACACCCACACG